GTTGGAAGTGTTCGCGACCGGGGTTCCGTCGTTGGGGTCCGCGAAAACGTAGTCACCGGCCGCAGCGCCCGCCGGGAAGTTCGCAAGGAAGTCGCCGCCGTTGTAGCCCGTCACCATGAACCCTTCGGGAACGACCATGGTCGCTTCCTGCAGGAACTGGGTGATAAGGGCCTGCATGTTGCGGCCCAGGAACGCAATCTGCCATCCCGAGACGAAGCTTTGCGAGGTCTGGCCCGTGGGGCCAACCCAGAAAAAGTTGCCTACCGTAAGGCCGCCGGCCGGGGCAACCAACGCATTGTTGCCTGCCAATACCGAAGAGTAGGGGTTGAGTGACGCGAAGTCACCCGGAACACCAATCGCTTGGTAGTCGTTTATGGTCGTCTGAAATGGCATGTTCGTTTGTTCCCGGTGTCGGAATTACAGCCGATTGAGGTGAGGAATGAGCGTACGAAGTTCGGCTTCGTCCGCCGAGTCCATCGCAAACGTTGGAGCGGCGACCGCGCCCGCGCGATCCTTCGCGATTTTCAACACACTGCGATAGGCCGAAGGCGGCACGCCGTTGAGGTCAACCCCGAGGTGTTCGAGCGCGGCCTTATAGGCGTTGGTTGCGCTGTCGAAAGCGCGCAAGCCTATGATGGGTTCGACTTCACGCGCGGCAGCGTGAAGCTCGTCACGGGCCGTCACGGCGTCCGCAATCATCTTGGAAACAGTCGCGGAGTCCAACGCACCACCGGATTCACTCTTGCCGCCCTTGGCGGGCGTACCCGTCTCAGCGTTCTCAAGGTTGTTGTCGTTGGTATGTTCGGGGTCAAGGTTCGAGTCTTTCGCGCGCTTGTCGCGGGCCGCCTTGCGAGAATCGCGGGCCGCCTTGCGAGAATCGCGGGCCGCCTTGCGAGAATCGCGGGCCGCCTTGCGATCTTTGGCCTTCGCGTCTTCGCCCTTGGTTTTGTCGGACTCTTCCTCTTCGGCGTCCATGGCGGCGGCCTTCGAATCGCAGGCTTCGCCCATGGCGTCTTCGGCTTCCTCCGACTCATCGCGGGCCTTGTCGTAGCCGCCTCGCTTATCCTCTTCTTCGTCCTTCGCCCGATCCTTGGCCTTTCTATCTTCGGCCATCAAATGGAGCAATAACCCTTCAGGAGTTTTGTCCTTCGCAAGAAAATCGCCAGCGGCGGCAAGCTTGATAACCTGTGCAAGTTTCATGCTGGGGGTGCCTTGTCATTGACCATAATTAAGATTCGATAATTAAGCCTAGCAGGAATGCGACATAAATCGCAAGTATCACCGTAGGGCCTTGTCATTCACGACCACATCAGGTCCCGTACGACCGGTATCCACAATGCAAAGATGGTTGGCGATTATCTCTAGCATTCGGCCGTCAAACGGGTTGCCGTGCATTGAGCCTGGGGTCATGTCTGGTTTGTAGTGGTAACCGGGGGAAAGCTCTTGCTGACGCGTGGACTCGATTGCCTCGATGCCCTCGCCATCCCACACGGTTAGGTCCGCTACAAGGTAAGGCGCTATCCAACGCACGTTAGAAATTGCGCCAATAATTTTCCGCTTAATTTCGGGAATTTGCGCGGACTCGGCAGTGACGCCAAGGTGCTCCAACATGAGGGGCGCACGTTCGAACGATGACGCAGCGGCTTCGAGGGCTGCAGCATCCCGGTACAAGTTGTAGATTTTGTCCGGGTCGAGTCCTAACTTCTCACTGTTGGGTATCTCGCGACCAACGTAGGGGCAAACGTTCGCCTTGGAAATACGGCAGTCTTTGACGTGCAACCAACCGTTGATATCCTTCGTGCGCATCGTGGGCGCACGATCCATGGCCAGCCGTGGCGCGGTGTCTTTCGCCGCTAGTTCGGCTTCGGCCTTCTTCTGGTGTTCCGCCTCAGACTTCCCGGCGGCTTCGGCTTCGCGTAGCTCACGCGTGGCGGCCGTCATGTCATCGTAGGCGGTACCGCGCTTATGGGGGTACGGCTCATGCCCGCAAAGGGCGGCTTCCCTTAGTTCGAGTTCGGCTTGGGTTCGCTCATCGGACGCCTTGCGGCGTTCGCTATAGGCAATCGCAACCGCTTGTTTTTGCGGCTTTCCTACATGCATTTCCACCTCAACGTTGTGTGAAAATGCGGCGTTCGATTTACCAGAAGATAGAGGCATGCCCGCCAGTGTGGCGGATTATGGTCAATCCTGCAAGCTAGTCGCAGTGCCCGTCATGCCCTTTGATCAGCCAGCAACCCGGCGTCACCTTGCACCGCTCATTTTCGCCGGCTGCGAGCCCCGGCGGGGGTAACCGGTCAGTTGTAATGTCGACCTCGTAGCCCAACGCCCGGTTGGCTACCTGTCGGTGCATTTCACAGCACGGACACTGAGTAGCGCATGAGGCTATGCCTTGCAACGCGCGTTCGTGTTTGTCCGGGGGAGCCTTGTGAATCGGTTCCCGACCCGCCTCGAACCAATATGTTGGGTTGCTTTTGTTGATGGTCAACGCGCGGCAGTCATCGCACAAACATTCAATCTGGTAGCCGGGGCTATACGGATGGTCAAACAGGTATACCCCGTTAGTCAACCGCATAATCGCTAACTCGTGTTTATTTCGCACGGATAGGTTCCTCAGTCATGGGGTCAATGCGCTTCGAGTAATCCGCGCCGCACCAACGGCAACGGAAATTGTAGAAGGCCAACACGTAACACCCGCAACACGTTAGACGTTCAATCTTCATCTTCGAGCCCCGGAATGATAGCCCGCGAACTACACCGACAGTTGATAAGGGTACCGGGCAAAACCCATTGGCCCTCATCAGTATCATACAGACCTTTGTCAAGGTCAAACATCTTGCCCTCCCGGCCCCAGGCTTGATGCACCGGGCGCGGCTCTTTGCCCGCACTGGAGTGCTGCCATATGGCTTTGCGTAAACCTAACTGCTGACGCCGTGAGCTTTCCAACACGGCTTTGGCTTTGTTATTCTGGTCCCGCGCAATTAAAGCCGCACGGTTAGCTTCGATGCCATACGATTGATGTAACTTGGCGCTTAAGTCAGCCATGTTACCGCCCGCACGCACCGAAGCCCACGTGTCTTGTTGGATCTTATTGTACAAGTTTTGCTGCAGGTTCCGAATCAGACCCACATTGTCGGCTACTACCAGCTTGTACGCTTCGAGGCTCTTGCGTGTTGGTTTGAAGGAGACTGTGAAACCCGCGTTGCGAAGCGCGGCCTTCATGGCTATGTCGGTGCTCGCAAAAGAACGCTTCGCAAACTTCGCTGATACGTCTGTTGACAGCTTGTCGAATTTTCGTTGCCATTTGTCTCCCCATTTCTTCAGGGCCTTGTCTACCTGGGTCACCTTCGGCGGTGCATCCTTAGCGATAACGTAGACGGGGTCCCATGGAAGCGAAAAAAAAGTCCTGACGATGCTATCCCGCGCGATAATCCCCACGGGTACCGGTTCGGCGCCTAACACGGCCGTCAGCATCATGACGGCATCCGCAACGGCTTCTTGCAACACCACGCGTAACTGGTCCGCGTACCATTCGGTGACCCCCGCGTTAGGGTGAATCGCGGGCAACACCTTACGGCGTTTGTCTTTGTTACGCAGCTTGGGCACGGAAAATTCCCTTGCGGTTTTGCTCATCACACCACAATTGCGCCGGGCGCGCTAGGTTGTAGTATGCGCCGCCGTCACCAAACAACCAAAATTGGCGCACCGGTCGAATCTGCCAACGGCCTTTACGGAATTCAATGCGGGGTTTCATTTGAACCTTATGAACTTTCTCAGATACGGCCCGGTAATGCACTCATGTGCCCATCGAGCGTACGCACCTACAACAGTAAATCCAGAACGTGCGAATGGGTATTCACGACCTTGCCCGCAGTACCAAATGCCATTTTCAAACCAGATATGAGGCTTCACGACGCGTGCCAGTGGAACCGAATGTGATGCAACAGCCATTCAACACTACGCAGCACGGCGTAGCCAATGAGCCCGATAATCGCTAGAAACGTGTACCATTCGCCGATTGTGATGTTGAAAAACCCGCGCTGTTTCTTGCGCGCGGCCTTGGCGGCTTTCGCCTTCGCGCGGCTCTTGCGCCAACGGTTATCAAACGCTTTGGTGTTGCCTTGTCTGTGGCTCATTGTATAGGCCCGTCACTGTCCAGAATTTCGAACGTGTAACTAGGGGTCGCGTCAAACGGCGTGTTGGTCGCGAAGCAATTCATAGCCCGGTGCGTAATGTCATCGGTCTTGAAACCGCGCAACGCCGACTCGTGGGCTACAACGAGCCTAACGCGATTCTCGCGCTTGATGCTCAGGTGCTCGCGGTCAGCACGAGCCAACAGCGGTTCCCCGCCGCCGCGAAGGTGCGCGCAATCGGAGTTACCCGCGAACGCGCTCCAGTCCCCAAAACAGGGGTTGCGTGTATTCAAAATTCAACGTCCATGTCTTCATTGGTGCCCGACAAGTCAACAATGACCGGTTCGTCATCGTTGGGCGTGCCCCAGACATCCGCGACTTTGCCGAAGTCGTTAGAAGGGTGCGCCGCTGTCGGGGTCAACGATTCGGGGCTTCGCATACTCGCAACCGCTCGCACCAGTGCGGCCGTAGTAAGCGTCGCTTGCACGTGAGCCCCTACGGTGCGGGCCGCCCGCCGCAGACCATGGCCAACCATTGCAATAGCAGTTTTGGGCTCGATGAACAGCCTTACGAGATTTTTTCGCGCGAGTTGAGCGCGGAACTCGGGAGTCAACCGAATGTCGGGGTTTGCGACCGGTGTTAGACGGTACGGCGACACGCCTTGCACCGACAGCCCCGCGTACGTCCAGGGTTTTTCGGGAAGCTGCGGCGCCGCCGCTAGCGCTGCCGCGTACGTTTCTAACTGTCGGTTTGTATCTTCGACTTGCACCTTTACCCCTCCGTTGTGGGAATGTCATCTTCATAAAATCGCCCGTGGCGAGTCTAGCCCCTACCCGGCCCCATAGCCGGTAAGCTGACAAGGACTTAGCTGCGCCCCATCACCGTTGCCGCCAGTACCACGGGCGCACTGCAACCCTACGCCAAAACTGACCGTAGCGTCAACTTGGATTCGGCCACAGCACGAAGCGGCGAAGGATGAGCCCGCGACCGTGGGGGTTCGGATCGTGCACGAGCCGCCCCATGTTACATATCACAATGTGCTCGTGAAGCTGTGTGCTTACCCCGACCTCGAAGTAATACCCCCGGGGCACGGTGCCTACGGGCTTTTGCTCCAGGGTGTAGCCATAGCCCTTGAAGAATTCGCCCATAGCCTCGAAGCCGCCGTACTGGCCAAAGTCGGGCACGGCGTCTATTGGCAAGTCAAGGAAGGAAGCCGCCGCAGCCTGCATGCAATTGCCGTAGCGGCGTCCGAACCGTGTTTGATAGACCGACATCACGGCTTGTTTTTGTCCTTCGAGGGCGGCCCGTTGTCGTCTTCTTCCTCACCTGGGGCGGGCTCAGGGCCGCCGTTCCATTCCTGGGGTTCGGGCGCGTCGCCTTCGAGTCCGTCATAACCTGACTCGGGGTCAAGGCGTAGACGGTTACGAACTTCGTCCGGGCTGATAACGTTCTTTTCGATGTAGACACCATCGCGTTGTGCGTCCGCCGCGCGTATCTCGGCCTTCTCTTTGCCGTTGGGCTCGAACAGATTCAGCCATTCCCAAATTAAATCCTTCTCAACTTTGCCGTACAGGTGCATTTGTATGAGAATCAACACGATTTTCATATGCAAGTTGAACCCATGCTCTTGCATCGAGTGTACGTAATCGTTCTGTGCGTTTATCTCAGGCTCAGCCGTAGCGTTGAGCCCCGAAGGCGTGATACCGAAAAACTTCAACAGCGACATGCGCGCGGGCGTGGCCATGTGCTCTTGGGCCTGAGCCTGCAGCTTGTCCAACGATGCAAGCGACGCTTCGTTAACAGCTAACTCTTCCGTGCCCTTGTTGATGACCATCACACCGCGATTGTCGCGAGTCTGGGTAAAGCCCTGCAGACGTTCGGCCAAGCCCTTGCCAACCGGGGCTTTCAGCAGCGCCGAGAGGTCAGTTGACAACGTGACAATGGAGAAGATGTTGATTAGGTCGTTGACGTTCTTAGCCGTACGCAACCAACGGTTAACGTAAGGCATCATCAACTGAGTCATCGAGATACCGCCGAAGCTGTATGCCGGCTTCAAGAGGTCGGGGACTTCGCGGAAGATGAAAGTCAACAAGCGGGTAGCGTGGGTTTTGCGCCCCAGCATGAACCATGACGACGGCTTGTAGAAGTCCGGGCGTTCGGGGTGTGTTGCATTCCAGGCGTACGGCGTGACCCAGTACGGCTCAACAGTGCGGAAGCCCAACAAGTCGCCTTGCTTAATCTCCGTCAGCGGAAGCTGTCGGTTGCGGTCGTCATCCTGCCCCTTGATAGATACATAGATGTGCGACCGGCCGAAGGATTCAGTCATGTACGCGGCCCAACGGAAGGCTTCGCGCACGTTCATGTCAGTCATGCAACGGGTAACCTCGGTGATTTTCTCCGTTAGGTCTGACTTTCCAACATTCTTGAGCTTGCCCCAACGCCGCGTCATTTCAGTCGCCAATGACTCGCAAGGCGTGCGGTACTCTGTTATCTGTTGGAGTTCCGCCAGATAGGGGAAACCCAGGAAGGCCAAGCCCGGCCCTATGTTGGCTGACTGACCGAAACCCCACGCTGTCGGGTTCGAGCCCCAACCGTTATCCGTGGCAAGCTGTTCCTTGTAGCCGCCATCCATCGCTAGGATGACCGTGCCGTTGTTGCCGTCCCCTTCGGCGGGCATCGCCTTGGGGCGCACGCCCGGTAAGTCTTCGGGCATCTTGTATTCCACGCGCACGCCGCCGGGCAACGGGTCAAAGCCCGTGGACTCGCGGCCGACAATCGCGCGTGACCAGCTCCAGGCGTTAGCCGGGGCTTCGGGCTTGAGTTCGGGCTGAGCCTGGGGGGCGTTCCAAAGCGCCCGCCATGCGGCCTTTAATCGTGCAATCATAGTTGCTCCAAAATCTCTTGGGAGAATACGAGGTCCGCGCGGCTATAGCCAAAATTCTGCATAACTGAGTCTGCGTTGTTGGGGCTCGCAACCCCGTCCGGTGTCTTATCAATCATCAGCTTACCGTTTTTGCTCCATTTACGGGTTGGCTGGGCAAGCTCAGAAATCAGCTTATCACGTATCTCGATGCTGGGCGAAATGCTGATGATGTTCTCGGGGTCGTACACTTCGCCGGCCAACGCCTTGAAAGTCTCCATGAACCGTATACGCAGCGTCATCCAACACTGAGCTTTCAGATTCTCGAAGTAATCCTCGTTCATGCGGTCCGTGCCTGGGGCAATGCTTTCCGGGTCCATGACAGCGGCGCCGCCTTGGAACTTTTCAACCTCTATCTCGTGTAGCTCGCAAGCCATATCCGCACGGCAAGTAATACACCCTGCATTAGCTGCACGTTTCCTACGTTCGGCGTTCACTAGTGCGAAGTACTCATGCCACGTGCCGCCCATGCCGCTAGCGTCATACTTCAAACGCTTCGTCTTGTAGCGGTCGCAAATTTCGAAGGCGCGGCGAATGGATATCATGGGGTTTATGTTGTTGCCGCTCCACTCTTCGCAGTGCTCGCACTCGATGCCGTGGCGTATGCTGACACTGTTCATGTCGCTACCCTGGTCCGCAACGTCGAAGCTTGCGCAGCGATCACCCGTGGGCTTGATACCTAATTTTTCAGCGGCTCCAACAGCGGCTTGAATCCAGGCAGCTTCGATAACGCCGCCGCTGATAGACGCCAGAAAGTCACATTCAAGCTCTTGGTTGCGAATCATCACATCCATGGAGTCATAAAACTCCTTGAAGTCAGGGTATTTGTCACCCGGCTTCACGTCTACGTCGTGTACAACACCCTTCTTGTCTATGTGTTTGACACCGCGCACCTTGCCCGTCATGTTGATTTTGCGCGGGTCGTGGCTGTAGTGGAAGTCGAAGCGGCGGATTTTACCCCCACGGGCTCGTTGGGCAAACACGTTGTCCAGGCCACGCACGCTGGACATTTCAATGCGACAGCGTGTTACGTTGGACAGCGCGGCGTCTACGAGCTTGGGCCGCTCTACTAGCGCAGCTTCATCAACGAAGTAGAGCGCGGCACGGCCACCAACGCCCATGTTGTCGCCAGCCTCACCGATTACCGCGCCTTCCGTATGCGGTACTTCGATACGCATATGGGCCGTGTGCTTCTTGGCGTTCCACGGGCCGCGAAATTCGAGGGGCAGATAACGCAGGAATTGACGACCCTTGTAGAACAAACACGTTGGGTCACCGCTGCGGTCTACTTTGTCTTCCTTCGCGCTACCGAAGCCAACCGTCATGTTGGAGTAGAACAAACACAACGTGATAGCGTAGGCCATGGCAAGCCACGATGCACCACAGTCGCGCGACTTGACCAATATCCCGTCACCGCTACCGTGTTGGGACATCAACAGCCCTTCGTCAATGAAGTGTATGAAGTCGCGTTGCTTGGGGAACAGGATGAACGGCATTAGGATGGGCCGCGAGCTTCCAACATTGCGGGGGTCTACGGTCACGCCCCAGTCGTCAATGAAGTCCGCCTTATGCGTTGGGTAGTACACCTTCAACGCCTGGACGTATTGCGGGCCTGTGATGCCCGTCACGGGGTCAGGCTCAGGGTTGCGCATCCGGGCTAGGCGCGTGATGCGCTTTTGCCATAATGAGCGGTAATCGGGCTCCAGCCAGTCAAAGGCTAGCTTTATGTCCGTGGCGTCGATTATGTCGCGTACTGTTTCCATGAAAACTGTGACCTACATCTAGGAAACTGACCTCAGCGTCAGTATACTGGCCCCATTCGTTACGGAGCTTGCAACATGAAACCTACCTTGACCGTTATCACCCCCGCCGGCACATTCACGCGCGCTACGGCCACGCGGTACACCCACATCGTTGTGTGGGACTCGCCGCGCGCCAAGGCCGAAGCCGGAGACAATGGTAGTGGTGTAAAGCTCCGCTGGGCCAAAGATCATGGCTACGGCGTAACATGGCATACTAACGAGGCCGCCGCGAATCGTGCCACCAAAGCGGGCTACCAGTGGGATCGCAAAAGCGCCACTTTGGTCGGAATATTCCCCGTTGATTCCCCCGTCCAACACTGGGAAGTAGATTCTAATGACCCAGATGCGCGCAAAGCCGACACGGCCATTATCGAACGCAAAAACAAAGGCGTTGCGATTTAAACGCATACACTTCAAACATACCCTAGCTGGCGGGAGGGGCCGGCTAGGGTTCATCGCTTGCAACTTCGCCTTGCGCATACCTGCCAAGCATTGGACACACGAGCCAAAGCAGGTAACATGCAAGTCGTGCTTACGCATTCTGGAGAAACGCTGACATGCAACACGAAAACCCCGCCTACGTTGACGACCCGCACGCGCCGCCGGGCGTGCCGCCGCTACAGGCTTACATCTGGCCAACCAAACACCTTCGCATTGTGCACAAGCAACGTGCGCGCAAGCTGCGCAAGCGTGGCGTGATGCTGCGCACCCTTGGCCCAGGCAAGTACGGTTGGCACGAGTCGCAAGAGTCCTACGAACGTCGCATGCTGTTACGCATGATGCGTAAATTCGGCGTTGGCGGTGCGATAGCGAAGACGTTCGCAGAAATGACCATGGCGATAATCCAACATACAAACCAACAATTGCATGCGTGCGTGTTGGATATCCAGACCGCAACGGGCTCGCGGTTGGATTGCCTTGCAAGCATTCCGCAACGCCCGGCGCACTGGACTGATGACATGGTGCGACAGTACGCGTTGCACGGCTACGTGTTGGAAGGCGCCGATGTTGGCATACCGTACGCCGAAACGGTGTTGAGCCGTAAGAGCCCGCCATTGACCTTATACTATCACGATTCATTGCCGCAGACCATCAAGGTTGATTTAGGCTAGCTGTTGGTACAAGCGTTGCGCTTCGTCCAACGTCATCGAGTCGGCCGCCTTAGCTGCAGCTATAGCGGCCGTAGCTCCCGCCGCAGCCCCCGCCGCCGCTCCACGTGCAACACTAGCAGCGTCATCCTTCAAAATGCCACCAGCCCGCAACAACCTTTCCTTCGCCTTGTCAACATCGTGAAACACAACTTCGGCGCCGTTGGCTGTTACCTTGATGCCCTTGACAATGGCTCTTGCTGGCCCTTGCAATTTAGTTGTGTCAGCTATCACGTTGACCGAGATACCGCGACCCTCGCACCTGGGGCAGAACAAGTTAGGCTCAGCCTGGGGATCGAAGCCGTAGCCGCCGCTGTCGCTAGGCTGCGATAGCTCGCGCTGACCTAACTCACGTCGCTTGTCGTTTTCCAAGTCAACACGCTTCAACGCGTCCAAGTACTCTTCAAAGTCGCGCCACTGGTAGTAGTGATTTTCGCCGTGGCAGTAGCGGCAACACTCGTGCATGTGTTGAGTTATCTCGTCGGCGTGTTTGAAACCTTCGACAATCTGACGGTCGTTTTCGAGTATGGCCGCGTAGTCAATGACCGTGGCCGCCGCCGCTAGGCTATAGTATTCCTGTACACGCTTACGCACATGAGGCCTGTGACCCATTTCCCACGCCATCACACGCGCTACGCTACGCTTGGCCGTAGAGTTAGAAGCTTCGATATAGGCGCGCGTAGCGTTGTTGTAGAGCACGAATAGCCTAGCGAAATTTTCCTCGATGGGCGTTAGCTTGACGGTCCACTCTTGCAACGTGAGTCCATCACCCGTGTTGTTCCCCACGAGTTCAGCCTTTGGGTTCGTCTCGGGGGCAATCGGGGGTAATTTCGCTAAATCTGTCTTGGACCGGGTCGTCATATAAGCCATCGCTTATGTAATTTACTTAGTACAGGCTACGTTAAGCTACCTCACCTTGCAAGCTGCATCCCCACGGGGCTAATTCGCTGACACTTATGCCCCTTTGATTACTGATTTATTGCACTTATTCTCTACTACTACTACTACTACTACTAGTATTAAGTTAGAGAAGAGAGTAAAAGGATATAAGTGCAATAAATCAGTAATCAAAGGGGTATAAGTGTGAAAACGATGACGAGGCAAGAAGCAGCCTTACGCAACTTGAAGCAATACACGCCGGCTGAGCCTTGTAAGAAACGGGGCCACTACAGTCCACGCTACGTCAGCAACAACGGCTGCATAGCTTGCATGAAAGAGAACGTGCGCCCCTTTCGTAGTAATTACGGGGGAGACGTTGCCCATTATGCTACGACCGCGCTCCATTCTTGCAAGCTGCTTACCCCGGAACATCGAGAGGGGCTAGATCACTACTTGCAGGAATGTATTTACGTTTATTTAATGAGTGTAAAAGGCGTCTACGATAGCGATACCCGGATACGAATTGTACGTTGCATCCAAGACATCAAAGACGCCGTAGCTCATACCACGAGCCTAGATCGGCGCAACGTGTCCCAAGCTGAACCGGTTAAGGCAGATGCGCCCGAACAAGAGACAGCTTGTCTGGAGTGCGGCCACCGTCAGAAGGTTTGGCCCCAGGACAAGACTGAAGGCTGGGCTGTTTGCGCTATGTGCGAGGAGCCGAAGCGAATTTTGTGACGCCCATCTAAGAAACTGACGCTACGGTCAGTATACTGGGCTCCAGTCACTACATAGGATCCGCAACATGGAACTCTACCTTGAATACTGCGCGTTGATGGCCATGCACCAGACCGAGACCTTGGGTGAGATTGACCAGTGGCTATTGGAAGACCACGCGGCCGGCGAAGACTACGAGCGTTCGGCCGCGTGGTCTTACGCCTTTGAGCGCTGCGATGAACACCGTTGGGAAATGGAGCTTGACGACCTCCGTTGTACCTATCCCACGACCTCGGAAGCCGCCTGACATGGACGATCCTGCGGTTTTAGCGCTTCTCAGTTGCAAGGAACCCCGCCGTTATCAGAAAAATGGGGAGACCTATGCTAGCGCCCAAGTTCGTTGGCGGAAACGATACGACGCGTACCGCGACGCCTATTGCATGGCTTGGTGCGAGGTCTATAAGAATTCGAAGCTGTTCAAGGCGTTCTACGGCGTGGAAATGAAATTTGTGACGCACGTCTAGGAAACTGACCGCAGCGTCAGTATAATAG